AGGGCTACCTCGCCGCCGATGGGCTGCCTATTGAGCCCCAGGTGGACGATATCATCATGGACGGCGATCATTTCTGGGCGATCCAGAACGCGCCGGTGCTCATGCCCAACGAGCAGCGCATCATGTACGAGCTCCAGCTGCGCGAGAAGACGCAGTTGCCGAACACCGTGATCCTGCGCGACATCCTGCGGAGGACGGCGCAGCGATGAGCAACCTTGTCGAGGCCACGGACCTCATCTCCAAGATCTTCTTCGACAGATGGAAGGCCGACACGCCGTCCATCATCGGCTATGTCCCTGAGGTCATCTGGGAGAGCGCCCAGATGGATCTGTACAACGGGGCGGCCGGGCCGCCGGGACCACCGCCCGCGCCGCCGATCCCGAACAAGGCGTTTGCCCGCTTCATCATCCGCCACGTCAACGGCCAGCAGCGCTCGCTCAGCGAGCCCGGCGGCCGGCGCTTCAACCACTACGGCGTGGTCATCGTCCAGACCCTTACCCCGATGAGCTCCGGCCAGAACAGCCTTGTGGCCCAGCGTCTCGCGCAGGTCGCCTTGTCCGCTTTCCAGGGACGAGCTATAAGGGATGTGTGGTTCAGGAACGTGCGCTACACTGAGATTGGTCGAGACGGTCTGTTCTATCAGATCAACGTCATGGCCGATTTTGAGCGCACGGAGATCGCGTGACAGGAGGCCGCTATGGCTCAGGTCAAGAAGATTGACTCCAACTTCACCGGCCTTCGCTACGCGGAGGAAGCCAGCCCCGGTGTGCTGCCTGCGATGCCCGTTTGGATCCCTCTGGAGCCAAACAGCTATGACGACTTCGGCGGCGAGGTGACCACGGTCGCCCGTAACCCCATCAATCCCTCCCGCCAGCGCAAGAAGGGCGTGGTAGTGGACCTGGAGGCGACCGCCGGCTTTGAGCAGGACCTGACGCAGGAGAACCTGCAGGATCTACTCCAGGGCTTCATGTTCGCCGACATGCGGCGCAAGGACGAGCTGACGTCCACCGACACCTCCGCGACGGCCTACACCGTGGCCAGCGGAGGTGACAGCTACGTGCCCGGCGATCTGCTGTTTGCCAAGGGCTTCGACGAGCCCACCAACAACGGTCTCAAGCACGTCGACAGCGGCGGCTCGGCCACCACCATCCCGGTCACCGAGACCCTGGTGACCAGCACCTCCCAGAACGGCACCGTGGTGCGCGTGGGCTTCCAGTTCGATGCCGGCGATGCGGAGATCAGCGCTCCGGGCGGCGGCGTCCTCCCGCGCCTGACGACCACGACGAAGGATTGCCGGGACTTCGGTCTCATTCCTGGCGAATGGATCTACATCGGCGGCGACCTCGCCGTTGAGTCGTTTAATACTGCTGGCAACAACGGCTTCGTTCGCGTCAAGTCCGTGAGCCAGAATGAGATTGTCTTCGACAAGTCCCAGGGGACCATGGCTAGCGAGGCCGGCGGATCGAAGACCATCAAGATCTTCTTCGGCCGCGTGCTCAAGAACGAGACGGGCGCCCTGATCAAGCGCCGGACCTACCAGTTTGAGCGGACCCTCGGGGCTCCTGACGACGCCAGCCCCGGCGACCTCCAGGCTGAGTACATCACCAACTGCATCGCCAGCGAGTTCACGCTGAACATGCAGACGGGTGAGATCCTGACCACTGAGATGTCGTTTCTCGCCGGCCGGCATGAGACGCGCACGGCCGCCGAGGGCCTCAAGCCCGGCACCCGACCGCAGATCGCCGAGGCGGACGCCTTCAACGCGGCAAACGACGTGGCACGGATCAACCTCAGCGTGATCGATCCGACGACCTCGACGCCCTCCAACCTGTTTGCGTACATCCAGGAGGGCTCGATCAGCATCAATAACAACCTCAGCTACAACAAGGCTGTGTCGGTGCTGGGCGCGTTCGATGTCACGGCGGGCACCTTCGAGGTAAGCGGCGAGCTCACGGCCTACTTCACCCAGGTTGAGGCGATCCAGGCTGTCCAGGACAACGCCGACGTGACCTTTGATATGCATTTGGTCAAGGCGAACGCTGGCATCAGCATCGACTTCCCGATGCTGTCCCTGGGCGACGGCCTCGCCAACGTGGAGCAGGACGAGGCTGTCACGCTGCCGCTGGAGCTGCAGGCGGCGACTGGCGCCAAGTACGATCCGAACATGGACCACACCATGCTCTGGGTCTTCTACGACTACCTGCCCAACCGCGCCAGCACCTGATGAGAGAGGGCGGGGTGAGCGGCCCCCGCCCCCTGCCAAACGAGGAGAGAACCATGAGCTTCTACAAGCAGTTCGGCACCTCTGAGGATCTGGAAGTCAACGGCATCTGGCTCGACTACGGCGACGCCGGCCGCATCAAGATTGCCCGGGCCGGAGGCGCCAACCGCCGCTTCGCGACCGTGCTGGAGCGCAAGACGCGTCCCTATCGCCGGGCGCTGGACAACGGCACCATCGACCCGAAGGTCATCGAGCGCGTGATGGCCGAGGTGTTCGCTGAGACGGTCATCCTCGGCTGGGAAGACGTCGTTGGTCGCGACGGGGAGCCCCTTCCCTACACGTTCGACAACGTGGTGCAGCTGCTTCTGGACCTCCCCGACCTGTTCCTGGACATCCAGGCCCAGGCCCAGCGCGCCGCGCTGTTCCTCCAGGCCAACCTGGAGGCTGCCGCAAAAAACTGACTGAGTGCCTGCTCTACGAGCTGGAGCAGGCGCCTGTTGAGCGTCAGGTGCTGGAGGAGTGCCGCCGTAGCGGCGCCCCGATCCCGCCGAAGTTCGCCAATCCCCCGGTTCTCGGGACCGGGCTGGCGCTCTGGATGATACTCTTCAACGACCTCCACCGCCAGCGCCGCTTTACCTCTGAGGGCGCTGAGGCTATCTCTATGTTCGACATCCTCCGTTGGTGTCAGTGGAACGGCATCGACGAGGAGGGCACGGACATGGCGATCTTCCTGGTCGGTGAGCTAGACAAGACTTACCTGAACTGGTTCAACCGGAAGCGCCAGCAGGCGTCCAGGACCCACGAGCGGCCGGGCCGTCAGAACAGGATGGGGAGGCGCCCCCGTGGCCAGATCGGTTAGCTACACAGCGCGCTTCCAGAACCTTTCCCAGCGCATCGCGCGAGGTGTTGAGAAGGCGATCCAGGAGGCGTCGCGCGGTGTCCTGGAGAGTGTCGCGCGCGGCACCCCTGCGGACACGAGCCGCGCCATCTCCAACTGGACGGTGACGTTGGGTTCCCCGTCGTCGGCCTACCGGGGCCCCTACATTCCCGGCTCCGGCGGGTCCACAAAAAGCATTAACGCGGAGACGACCATCCGCGCCGGTCTACCGACCATCATGAGCGCCCGGCTGACTGACGTGGTTTACATCGTCAACAATGCGCCGTATATTATCGAACTGGAGTATGGCAAGTCGTCTCAGGCGCCGAGCGGCTTTGTCCAGCAGGCTCTGGTCGCAGGCGTCACGCGGGTCCGCGCGGCGAAGGTGTTCTGATGGCGATCAACGAGAGCATCATCATCTCTGTCAGGCAGGACGGCGCGCTTCAGGTCCAGCGTGACCTCTCCAACATCGGCGTGGCGGCCGACCGCTCGCGCCAGCAAGTTAATGCCCTGACGCGCGCCCTCGGGCTGATCGCCTCCACGCTGGGGGCCCGGCAGCTCATCACGATGTCGGATGCCTTCCAGAACCTGGAGAACCGCATCAAGGCCACGCTGCTGCCCGGCGAGAACGCCGCCAACGTCTTCCAGGACCTCCTGGACGTGGCCAACCGCTCGCGCTCTGATCTGGAGGCGACGGGCAAGATGTACACCCGCCTCGCCCTCCAGGCCGACCGGCTTGGGCTGACTCATGATGACTTGATCCGCGTGGTCGACATCCTCAACAAGACCCTCGTGGTCTCGGGCGCGACCACTGTTGAGGCGAAGAACAGCATGCTGCAGTTCTCGCAGGCGCTGGGCGCTGGGCGCCTCAACGGCGATGAGCTCCGGTCTGTCCTGGAGAACAACGCAGTCCTGGCCAAGGCGCTCCAGACTGAGTTCGGCGCGGCCGGCAAGGAGCTGGTTCAGATGGGCGCCGACGGCCTGCTGTCCATGGACCGCGTGCTCAAGGTTGTCAACAACCTTGGCGCGGAGATGGATCGCCTCTTTGGCATCATGCCGATGACTATCGGCCAGTCGTTCACGGTGCTGCGCAACAACACCATCGCGTTCATCGGCGAGGCGAACCAGGCGACGGGCGCGGCCCAGCTGCTCAGCCAGACGATCCTGTTCCTCGCCAATAACGTGAACATCCTCGTCCCGGCCGTTGTTGCGCTGGGTGCCGCCTTCCTCGCAGTGCAGGCGTACCAGATCGTGGCCGGCTTCGTCCAGATGATCGTGACCATTGGTCAGCTCACCGTGTCCATCGCCGGCCTAACCGCCGTGATGCTCGCCAATCCTCTGTTCCTCGGGGCGGCGGCGGTCATTGGTGCCGTGGCGACGCTCATCACGCTGTTCGACGGCTGGGGCCCGGTCATGGACGCCGCCGCGCTGGCTGCCCAGACGCTGGCCGGCGCCGTCGAGTGGCTGCTCGACGCGCTGGGCCTCCTCCCTGCCGCCGCGTCCGCCGCTGAGGGCGCAGTCTCGGGTCTGAACAAGGCAGCCGGGGGCTCGGCGACCAACTTCCGCTCGGCGTCTCAGGCCGCGTCTGAGCTGGCCAAGAACGTCGAGAAGATCACGCCCGGCGCCCGGACCGCCCAGCAGGCTCTGAACAATCTGAAGGTCAAGAGCCAGGACACGTCCAACAACATGAAGAATGACTTCAAGGGCGTGGGCGACAATATCGGGCGCGAGGTACAGCGCGGCGTCCAGACCGCGATGAGCGCCCTCAACCAGCTCCAGTCGGCCATGTCCAGCTTCGCATCGTCGGCGACGGCGGCGGCGTCGCAGGTCGTCGCAGCGATGAATCAGATCACCGCCGCTGCGCAGCGGGCAGCGGCGGCTGCCTCCTCGGCCTCGTCTGGGGGAGGGGGTGGTGGAGGCGGCGGGGGCGGCTCCTCGGGCTCCGGCGGCGGCCGGGGAGGCGGGGGCGGCGGCTCCTCCATCGGCCTCGGGCAGATTACCGGCCCCATCAGAGTTGACTTCGACCCCTACGAGCCGGGCACCAGCTGGAACAACTACATGGGCTGGCGTCGGCAGAACCCGGAGGGCTACCGGCAGGTTCTGATCAGCTACCTCAACGACGAGCTGGGCAAGCTGGGCTTGAGCTGGTCGAACGAGCTCCTGTGGGCGGCGACGGCCTACCGGCAGGTGCTGGGTCGCTTCCTCGGGGGTGACAACAGCATCATCAATGCGGTGACTGACTCCAGTCGCAGTTACGCGCAGGGGGTTGCCCAGGTCATCAAGAACGCCCAGAAGAAGGGTCATCTGCCCGGCTTCGCCAATGGTGGCTCCTTCATGGTGGGCGGCGTCGGCGGCACCGACAGCCAGCTGGTGCAGTTCATGGCCTCGCCCAACGAGCGTGTGACCATCGAGACGCCGCGCCAGCAGCGCGAGCGCGAGCGGGAGGGCGGCGGCCGGGGTGACACCAATATCCAGATCCAGATGACGGTGGTAACCAAGGACGCCGAGAGCTTCCGGCGCTCGCAGTCGCAGCTGGCCACTGAGCTCCAGAGCCGTCTGATGGCCGTCCAATACCGTATGGGTGTGTGATGTTTGACGATGTGCGACTGCCCGAGGATATCGAGCAGGGGGCCCGAGGAGGACCCGGCTTTAAGACGACTGTCATCCAGTTGTCCTCGGGCTTTGAGCAGCGCAACGTTGACTGGGCCCGCACGCGCGGTCGCTGGGACATCTCCTACGGGGTGGAGACCAAGGAAGACTACAACGACGTTCTTGAATTCTTCTACGCGCGACAAGGTCGCGCGCGAGGTTTCCGCTTCAAGGATTGGTCAGACTTCCAGGCCGTTGGACAGCTGCTCGGGACGGGGGACGGCGTCCAGACGGACTTCGCTCTGCGCAAGCGCTACACGAGCCTGGTGACCTACGACCGGCGCATCACGCGGCCCGTAGCCAATACGCTCCAGGTGTACGTCAATGGCGTGGTAGTGCCGCCGGCCGACTACACTCTTCTGCCGCTTGGAATTGTGCGCTTTCAGCCGTCCGCGATCCCGCCGGCCGGGCAGGATGTGACTGCTGACTTTGAGTTTGACGTTCCAGTTCGCTTCGATGTGGACACGCTTCCCATCGAGGTGATCTGGGAGCAGGTCGGCTCCATCCCGGAGATCGCCGTGGTAGAGGTGCGCGAATGAAGAACGCCTCTCCCGGCTTCAAGGCGGCAATCGACCAGGAGGTCACTTATCTCTGCGGCTTGGTTGAGCTCAGCCGGCGGGACGGCTACGTGTACAGATTCACTGACCACGATGAGGATGTAGTCATCGGGGGCAATACCTACGTTGCCACGCGCGGCTTCACGCGCTCAGCGATCATGAATAGTCTCTCCGCTGGCTTGTCGACGGTCACTCTTGAGATCCTGCTCGCGGACCTCGCCCAGGAGGGGCTGACCGAGGAACAGCTGCGCGCCGGCCAGTTTGATGACTCTTTGGTGACCATCTACACCGCCGACTGGCGCACCCCAGCCAACGGTCTGGTCACCGAGTTCAACGGTCGCATCTTCGACATCCAGATCACGGACAAGGGTTACTGCCGGTTTGAGCTCGACGGCCTCTTCAGCGATGACTCCCAGATCTTCATTGAGACCTACAGCCCTGCCTGCAGGGCGGACCTCGGGGACAGTCGCTGCAAAGTCGATATTGAGGCGCTGGCGCTGAACGTGATCGTGACCGGAGTGCCTGATGCGGGCCTCACGTTCACGGCCGACGAGCTCACGGAGGAGGACAATTATTGGCAGCTTGGGGTGTGCGTCTGGACGAGCGGCGCCAACGTGGGCCAACCCTTGGAGATCAGGACCTCCAGTCAGGCCGACAAGTCGGTGACCCTGTTCCTGCCCACCAGCTCAGCTATCCAGGTGGGCGACACGGCCCGGCTCTATCCCGGGTGCGACAAGCAACCCGACACCTGCAAGAACCGCTACAACAACTGGCTCAACTTCCGGGGTGAGCCGTTCATCCCGGACACGTCAGCGTCCGGCGGCGGCGCGGCCACACCCACCCTCCCCGAGACTACCACGCCACCCGGCGCGGGGTCCGGGGGCTCGATGTATTACTCCGGCTGAGGTGTGCTGTGTACTTCCCAATTACGGCCAACACCTACATCAATGCCGCGAACCAGCAGCGCAAGGCGCGCGGCGGCACGGCCGATCCGTTCGAGATCAGGGGCGCCGCTGCGTCCCCATACGGCAAGCCCATCGTGGCGGGCTACGGCCGGCGGCGCGTCACCGGCGTGCCGATCTGGACGAGCGCCGTGCGGTTCATGCCGCGCGCCGACAAGACCGTGGCCGTGGTGGACCTCGCCGTCGCCTTCGGCCGCCCCACGGCCGGTTTCCGCGCCCAGGTTCTGAAGCTTTGGGTCAACGGCTCCCTCGTCCTCGACCGCACGTCGATCAGCAGCCCCACGTACCTGCGCGGGGTGAGCTTCCGTGTGTACAATGGGTCCGAGACCCAGCTGCCTGACCGCACCATCGAGAAGGCCGAGGGCGAGGGCAACGCGCCGGCCTTCCGGGGCCTCATCTACGTGGTATTCAACAACTTCCCCCTGTCGGACTACGGCAATGGCGCGATCCCTGAGATCAGGGCCGAGATCACGGATGTCGGCGAGCAGGTGGACTACTACAAGTTGTTCGACAACCTCTCGACGCTGACCACGGAGGCCGAGCCCTGGCACCTCTGGGACGGGTCGCGCAACCTGCTGTATGCGACACACTCTATCTTCACCATCGGCAACGATCCGAACATTCTGCGCTGCTGGGACCTGACCACGGGCAAGGAGCTGTTTCAGAAGACTATAATCCATCAGCAAAACCCGCGCGCTTATGGATGGATGGGCGTCCATGATCAGTCGGTGCCTTCCACCGGTCAGGACATCTTCTTCGCGTTCGACCAGGGCTGCGCCATCGACTACCAGGGGCGCATCTGGACGCCGCCCTCGACCGGCCACAGCCAGCAGCCCGTGTATTGCATCGATCCGAACGAGGGCCGCGTCATCGCCCAGACGCCGCCCATCGCTATGCCGGGCCAGATCGGCTTCAGCCACATGCCTGACTTGAGGATCGGCTATCTGGCGGCGGCCGGCGGTGGTGAAGTCATCTACGACAACGCCCAGGTTCGTTCGTATGACCTGATGCTGTGCGCGGGCAAGATCTTCAACCGGATCAGTCTGTTCGCGATCAACCGCAACAACTACAATGGCAACAAGGGGGCAGGTCTGTACAATATGCGCCCCGCTGGCCCAGGCGAGTTCAGCGTGGTGGGTCTACCAGACTGGCTGGAAGTTCCTCTCGGCGTGCGCGTCGTCGGCATCATTGGCACCGAGAAAGTTGATGTGCCGATGAACCCGTACACCACGATGTTCCACCTGGTCTGTCTGGATGGCACGATCCGACGCCTCATCGTCATGTATAAGTGGGCTTGGTACTACATCATGGGTGGTCCCTTTGAGGTGGCGCCGGGCGTCTCTATCGGCAAGATAACCGGCTACAGCCCGCCGACTATGGGCGTGAGCACCACGCTGGAGCCCGGGGCCCGGCCGCTCTACGCGGTAAAGGACCCTGTGGACTTCAACTTCTGCGTCCTGTACGAACTGGTGGGCACGCCCAGCACGCTGCGGCCGGCCTCCAACATGACGAAGGTGGTGAAGATCGAACGCAAGGACGCCGGCTTCGACGCCAGTATCCAGGACGACATTCTCTGGACTGCTGAGGTGCCGCCGCCGGCCGGCTCCCTTCTGGGCAACCAGACAGACCCCTTCATGCCTGGGGACAACTCCGCAGACACCAACTTCCAGGTGTTCATGTATGAATGCCATCCGTCGCTGGGCGGCGACGCTGTCGTGGTCGATATGATCTCCGGCGGCTACCAGATCATTGACTCCATCAGCGCCAGGCCACTGGACAACCCGAGCGGTGAGGCCCAGCCTATCAACGTCTCGTACCGACACTATGAGCCGGCGACGAACTCGTTTGTGCGCACTCCCCTGGCCTACTCCGGGGACACGAACGCGCCCGGCCGCGTCTACGTTGACCGCGCGAGCGACCAGCAGGTCAACCTGTCCGATTTCATCCGCTGGGCTGCCCTGGAGGCCGGTTACAAAAACAACCAGATCACGATCAGCGGCATCGATGACAAGATCACCGGCGCGCTGCTCACCCAGCGCACCTCGTTCAAGCAGCTGATGACGGACCTGTCACAGGTCTTCGGCTTCGACGTGGTGGAGAGCGAGGGACGCATCAAGATCACCCGGGCAGGCACCAACGAGAACGTGTCCGTGGTCGCCAACCTCACGCTCGACGATCTGGCCCCGCTGGAGGACGGCGAGAACCCGCTGGCCAACGTCGAGACGCACATCACGCCAGCCGGGCGCCTTCCCAACACGCTTGAGCTCGGCTACCTGGACCAGGACATTGACTTTGAGTACGCGACGCAGAATGCGCGGCGCACTCAGTTCCCCGTTGTCACGGCGCAGACGACGATTGTCCAGAACGTCTCAGTGCCCATCGTAATGACGGCCAGTGAGGCGCTCAACCGGGCCCTGCGGGCGCTCTACCGCATGTGGCACGCGAAGGATCGGCATCAGTTCCGCCTGCCTTGGCGCCACATGCTGCTGGAGCCATCGGACGTCATCTCTCTGGACGTGGGCTCCGGCGCCTACGTGGTGAAGATCACTGACGTGACGTTCAACGGCGATCTGAGCCTCACCGTTGTTGCCGAGAACTTCCTGACGCGGGACGGCACGTCGCTCGTTGTGGCGCCGCCGAAGATGCCGCCGAACGTGGTGCCCGGCTCCAGCTTCAGCATCGCCGTCGTTGTCGACGTGCCACGGCTGCAGTACTTTCCGACGCCGCACGAGGACGGACAGCCCTCCTTTGGTGTGGCGGTCGTCCACTTCGGCCAGCCGGGCTGGAAAAACGCCACGCTCAAGCGGTCGATGGACAACTACACCTACACAGCCATCGACTACCGCGACCAGCTGCCGATCTTCGGGACCTGCCTCACGCCGCTCGGCGCGCCGCTTGGATCGATCTTTGAGACTGACTACGACAACGTGATCAGGTTCCGGCTCCTCCACGGCGAGGCGTCCGACTTCCAGAACACGACATACCTGGATATGCTCAACGGTACCAACCGCGTGCTGGTCGGCAACCGGGGCCGCTGGGAGTGCGTGGGCTTCATGGAAGTCACGGACGAGGGCAACGGGGTGATTGCCCTCTCGGGCCTCATCCGTGGGCGTGACGGCACCGATCCGAACGTGGGCAACCACCAGGCCGGCGACTACGTGTTCCTGATCAACGAGCTCACGGACCTGCCGCTGACGGGCCAGCAGTTCGACGCGGGCCAGCTGGGCCAGCTCGTCCAGTACCGGGCGCAGGGGCTCGGCGTCCGGTTGTCCGATGCCCAGGTCACATCTCACTTCATCAACGCTGTGGCCCAGCAGCCCTATGCTGTGGCGAACCCTCGCGTGGTCAACGATGGCGGGGACCTCGACATCACCTGGCAGCGGCGCGACCGCGAGTTCAGCGAGATGCACGACGGCGACGGCGACACGCCTCTGTCCGAGGTTGAGGAGCTGTACTCAATCGACATCTTCGCGGCGCCGGACGATGTCTTGCCGGTGAGGACTGTTGACGGCCTGACCAGTCCAGAGTACACTTACACGGCGGCGGACCAGGTGGCCGACGGCTTCGTCTCCCCGCCGACCCAGCTCACCTTCGCGGTGTACCAGGTTGGCACCTACTTTGGTCGAGGAATGGGAAACAGGGTGACCCTTTATGTCGAACAACCTTAATCGACCCACTCTGACCCAGAACCAGAACGCCAAGGAGGTCACTGTCAACGACAGTGACGGCATCCTCGACGCTGCGATCACGGAGACCTTGTCGGTGAGCGTGGCGAGCGGCAACGTGGCGCTCACGCAGCAGCAGTGGACCCGAAATGTCCGCTTCCGGATCACGGACGCGACGGTCGCCGGGCGCACCGTGACGCTGTTCCAGTCCAAGCGCTTCGCGATCATTACTGCGGACAGCGCCAACACAGAGAATGTCCAGCTTGTTCGCGGCGCCACCACCTACGATCTGGCCCCGGGCGTCGCCGTCCTTGTGATCACGGACGGGACCGCCGACGGCATGGACGTGTACGAGGTCAATTCCGGTGGATCGGGACCCGTCCCCGTCCCATACGACGTAGGCACGTCGATCAGCGGCCAGCCAGAAGACAATGAGCTGGTGTTGAGGTACGTGTTTGTGAGGACGGTGACCCTCCCAAGCGGACTGGCTGGCTCCCACGCCAGCGCGGGGGTGGGCTCGACGGGCAACGTGTCGTTCAGTCTGAGCAAGAACGGGGCCGCCGTGGGATCGATCGACTTCAACGCGAGCGCCGCCGGCACCTTCACGTTCGCCTCAGATCAGACATTCGCGCCGGGCGATGTGCTCACGATCCGGGCCCCCACGCCCCAAGACGCCACCCTTGCCGATGTCTCGATCACGCTGGCGGGGACGCGCTGATGGCTCATCTCTACTGGCGACTGTTTTTCCCCGCGAACTTCCCTGGTTTTTCGCGCACCAGCGTAGCGATCTGCGAGATGCGCTCCACCATCGGCGGCCCCAACGTCGCCACCGGGGGCACCGCGAGTGCGTCCAGCCAGCTGACCGGCTCGACAGGGGCGGAAAACGCATTCGACGGCAACGTCGACACGCGTTGGGAGTCAGACAGCAGCGCCGGGCCTCACTGGCTGATGTACCAGTTCGCGGCACCAGTAGACATTGTAGAATTGGCTCTGAGGCCCTACGGATCCTTATCGCCAGTCTCGCCGCCGGGCAACTTCACTCTCCAGAGCTCAGACGACGGGCTGGTCTGGAACGATGTAGCCAACTTCGAGAACGTCCGGCCGTGGTCGGCCGGCGAGACGCGACTGTACCGGGTTGGGGTTGTACCGCGCTTGTTCACAACGATGGTCGCCGGGGAAGTCCTCCTGCAGGAGAAGCTGCCCGTGCGCGTCACCATGGTGGCCGTCGAGGTGCTGGCCTCGGTCGCCTCGGGCGGCCAGGGGGCGTCGCGTCGGCGCCCCCTCATCATTTCTGGGTGAACTCAATGGCTATTATCCTCGCCGACGGCTTCGACTGTTACAACGACGGGACGGACATGGCCAGCAGTCGCGTCTGGACCACCACCGGCAACATGACCGGCAACTACAGTACGAACCTCGGACGCTACGGCGGCGGCTGCTTCAACCGAACGAGCGGCCAGTCGTCCACTCTGATGGCCACCTGGGCCGCCCTGAACCGGGTGAGCGTGAGCTTCGCTGTCTACCTCATCAGTGTCGGCACCGACTACTGGTTTCAACTGACGCCCGTGTCGGGAAGTTCCCCGGTCAGGTTCTACACTAGCTCAGGGTCTCCCGGTCTGGTCTCGGTGCGCAACGGCAGCACTGAGTTCGCGACCTTCAACATGCCGGTGAACCAGTGGTGCCGCATTGAGATTGAGGCTTACCGCCACGCCTCGATGGGCACACTCAAGATCTGGGTGGACGAGGCTCTGGTGGTCAACTTCACCGGCAATACCGGCACTCAGGACTATGTTGGTATGGAGATCGCCAGATGGATGGCTGGCCGGTTCGACGACATCGCCGTTTGGTCCCACACGGGCGCCGCACCCAACAGCGCACCCCTGGGCGACTTCCGCATCCACACTCTGAGGCCCATCGGCAACGGCAACCAGAACGATGGTACGCCGGTTGGAGCCGCGTCGAATTGGGAGTGTGTGAGTGATCCGCAGGGCGGCGACGACGACGCCACCCGCGTAGAGAGCCAGAACGCGGGGAGCATCGACCTGTTCCAGCTCGCGGACCTTTCCGGCACGCCCAGCGCGATCATCGGCGCCCAGGTATACATCAAGGCCCGCTCTGAGGCCTCAGTCTCCCGCAAGATCCAGGCGCGGGTGCGGTCTGGCTCGACAGAGGTCAGCAACGGCACTGATCTCAGTGTCCCGAACGCGGCTACCTATTCAGGACAAAGCGCATTCTTCCCGGTTGACCCTAACACCGGCGCGTCGTGGACCCCGGCCGGTATCAACGCCATGGAGGCGGGCTGGGAGATCACTGCCTGATTTGTCTCTTGGTCTGACTTCAGCTATCGTCCCGCATCTACCAGTGGAGCGGGACGATGGACTGGAAGGGCACTGGCAACCGTCTGAGCGAGCAGGACTATCGGGCGATTGCGTCTGAGTACGGCCTGGAAGTCGCCCACGTCCGGGCGGTCGTCGAGGTAGAGACCAACGGGAGCGGCTTTGACTCCCGCCGTCGCGTCAAGATATTGTACGAGCCCCACATCATGTGGCGCGAGCTCAAGACGGAAAAGGCCCGCACAGAGGCGGCCCGGCGCGGCGTGGTGGTCTACCAGAAGCAGGGCACTAAGCCCTATCCACGCTCCATGGACGAGCAATATGCGCGCCTGGAGGCGGCGATGGCCGTCAACGAGAGGGCGGCGCTCAACTCCTGCTCTTGGGGGTTGGGCCAGATCATGGGGTTCAACGCCCAGGCGGCCGGCTACAGCTCGGCGGCGGACATGGTCGAGGACTTCAAGACCGGCGAACGCGCCCAGCTGCGCGCGATGATGAGGCTGGCGGCCAGCTGGGGCCTCATCGAGGCCCTGCGCCAGCGGGACTGGGCCCGCTTCGCGCGGCGCTGGAACGGCGCCGGCTACAAAAAGAACCGTTACGATGCAAAGCTGCAGGCCGCCTACGACAAGTGGTCGCGCGCCTCCTCGGGCACCGTCCTCCAGGTTGGGTCGCGCGGCGCCCGCGTCCGGCTCCTGCAGGAGCTGCTGGCGGAGCGGGGCTATACGCCCGGCCGCATCGACGGGGCCTTTGGGTCGCTGACGCGAGCGGCGGTGCTCGCCTGGAAGGCCGACAACGGACGCCCCCTGACGGTTGAAGTGACAGAGGCGGACATGGCGGCGCTGGAGGAGAGCGCCAAGCGCCCACTCCCCGACCGCTCTGATGTACCGGCGAAGGAGATCGAGGAGCGTTCCCCGGCCGCCGCCGACGCAAAGGATGTCATCAAGACGGCGGGGACGGTCGCTGTGGCCGTGTCCGGCACAGAGGTCGCCGACCGGAGCAGCCTGACGGACCAGCTGCGCGATCTGGCCGAGCACTCCCAGACCCTAACGACGGCCGTTGAGACAGTGGAGCACGTGCTGCGGTTCGTGGGCGAGCACTCCATGGTCCTGCTCGCCCTGGCGTTGGGCTACGTGATCTACAAGAACTGGCACGCACGGCGCGAGGAGGTGCGCAGCTACCGCGAGGGCGAGTGGTCATGAGCTGGCTCGCCCTCATCCCGCGACAGGTCTGGATCGGCCTCGGCATCGCCGCCGCTGCGCTATATGCGCAGAAATGGGCCGAGAACAGGGGGTATGTGCGCTGCCAGGGGGAGGTACAGGCCCGGTCGCAGAAGGCAGCAGACGCTGTGCGGGAGCGCATCGAGGCTGCGCTGCGGGAGGCGGAGAGGCGCGCGACTGAGGCTGAGGCTCGCGCGAAGGCGCGCGAGGAGGAGGTCAACAATGTCATCCGCGACGCTGCGACTGTCAAGGTCGGTACTTGTGTGCCTCCCGCTGTGGTTGAGCGCCTGCAGCGCATCCAGAACAATGTTGGTCGATGAGGCTGTCATGCGAACGCCGCCGCCGGCCCACCTTCGATCCTGTCTGATGAGGCTCACCCCGTTGCCGGCTGGGGGCTGGAGCGCCGCCCAGACACAGGAGATTATCGCACGGCTCGTCAAGAGCGAGGCCGACAAGGTGGACTGTGCCATCCAGCTGTACGAGTTCATCGGGGACTTGGGGGTGAAGTGATGGCTGAGCTGCTACAAAGACTGGCGACTGAATACGGGCTGCTGATCGCCCTCCTCATCATCGCCAATATCTGCCAGGCGAGCGCTATCGTGTGGCTTGTCCGCATCTGGCGGACGGACATGACGGACAGTTCCCGGAAGTTCAGCGAGGCGATGCAGTCTGTGGCCGCCTCCAACCGACAGCAGGCCGAGGCCCTGAATCTTCTGGCCAACGGACTGGCGGAGATGAAGGGTGTCATCAGCCAGCTCGGGAGGTGAGCATGACGTCACTCTTTTCCCGGCTGGCCGGCTCCCCAGACGCGCGGCGCTGGAAGGATGAGCAGGCTGAGTCGTTGCGGGAAAGCGCCGTCGAGGTGAGCACCAGCATCGCGAGGATGAGGGCCGAGGTGCTGGACCTGCGCCGTGAGACCCAGACCCTGTCCGCCCAGATCAACGCTCACGATGTGCGCCGCCGGGCCCGTCCGTCTTAGGTTATCTTAGGTCGTCTTAGGATAGCTATGCTGCAAAAGCTCAGCCCGTTCAAGCGAACGGAATGTGGAGGGGTGTAAACCTCACCTTTCGATAAATTCGCTAGGCCCGGCAGAAAGAGGGCTAGAAGGGAGCTTTTATATCTTTCTATACATTTTTAATATAAGGTCTTATAATATATAAAGTCGGCCTTTGAAATCGTTGACGTTTTTCCCGTCTCGGGTTCGCATACCATCCTAAGATCACCTAAGTCCCAGCCTTCCGAAGTTGCCTAGGTGAGCACGGGCCGCGTAGGTTACGGCTGTGGATGGGAGACGCGGATGACTTATAAGCCGAAGACACAACCCATGGCCCACCAGCGCATCAACCACGAGCGCACGGCCCACGCTCTGGAGTGGGCGGCGTTCTGGGAGCAAGGCACGGGCAAGTCTAAGTTCCTTATCGATACCGCCGGCTACCTGTGGACTGAGCAACAGATCCAGGGCATGGTCGTCGTCGCGCCCGGCGGTGTGCACCTCAACTGGCTCACCGACGAGCTGCCGACCCATCTTCCCGACGACATTCCGTTGCGGGCCCTCGCCTATAACGCGAGCGCGGCCGGCACGAAGTGGCACCAGCGGGCCCTGCGGGAACTGATAGAGTGGGACGGCTTCGCGGTCCTCCTCATTACCTACGACGCAGTGATCACTGACCGGGGCAAGAAGGCTCTATGGGACATGCTGCGCACGCGGCGCTGTCTGATGGCCTGTGATGAGTCCCACCGGATCAAGACGCCGAGCGCCCGGCGCACGATGACGCTGATCAACGCGGGGAAGTATGCGCCCTACAAGCGCATCCTGACCGGGACGCCCGTGGCCAACTCACCGTTCGACGTGTACAGTCAGGTGCGGTTCCTTGATCCCGACTACTGGAAGAAGACGCTCGGACTGTCGACGTTCACCGAGTTCAAGTCGTATTTCGGTCGCTTCATCAGGATGACCCGGGGCAACGGCCAGCAGTGGGATGAGTTGATCGGCTATCAGAACCTCGATCAGCTCCGGGACGCCTTGTCCCACATCTCCTCCCGCGTGACCAAGGAGGAGGCGATGGACCTTCCGCCGAAGGTCTACCAGCCCCGGTACTTTGAGCTGTCGCCAAAGCAGGCCGAGATGTACGCCATGCTCAAGTCGCAGCTCCTGGCGTGGCTAGATGAGCCCGGACCCTGCTCCAACTGCGGCGGCAGCGGGAGGCTCAAGTATAACGACGGCAGCGGGGAGATTGACGCCGACTGCCTGACGTGCGAGGGCACCGGCGCGGTCAGGGGAGGCCTGGTGACCGCCCAGCTGGCAATCCAGCGCATGCTTCGGCTCCAGCAGATCACGTGCGGCTACGTGACGCTCGATGGCGAGACGGTGCCGCAGGTGATCCCGGGTCCGAACCCCAGGCTCAACCTCCTGTTGGAGGTCGTCGAGGACACCCCGGGCAAGATCATTATTTGGTGCCGCTTCAAGCGCGACGTTGACCTGATCATTGACGCGCTGCGACGTGTTGGGCGCAAGCCGGTGCGCTATGATGGGACGCTGTCCGACGACGAGCTGGTGGAGAGCCGGCGACAGTTCAAGGAGGGCGACGCCACCGACTTCGTGGTGACCCTGGACAAGGGCTCGGAGGGTCTGACGCTGGTGGAGGCGACCACCAGCGTGTACTACTCGAACACATTCAAGCTGATCCAGCGTGAGCAGAGCGAGGATCGGAACCACCGCAAGGGCCAGGACCAGAAGGTGGTCTACATCGATCTGGTCGCCCGGGGCACCATCGACGAGCACATCATCAAGTTGCTGCGTGCGAAAAAGGACGTGGCAAGCCAGGTGACTGGAGACAATATCAGGGAGTGGCTGAAGTGACGGTTTATGCAGTCCAGGAGCCGATGTACAGGGACGAACGCGGCGAGATCGTGAGTCGCTTCGACCATGAGGCGGCATCAGAGTACGGCAGGGTGGTGTTCCTCACGGCCCATCAGGCCAAGCCGCACGACGAGAGCGCGATTTTGGAGATGCGGGAGAAGTTGTCTGGTTTCCGTGAGGGTGACTGGCTCCTGCTGGCTGGCAACCCGTGCCTGATCGCGGCGGCGGCGGCCATCGTGGCCGATCTGACTGATGGCCGCATCCCGGCGCTCCAGTACCACGGTAAGCAGCGCCGGTTCATCCCGGTGACAATGTACGTTTATGATTGACAACGAATCACCAGTTGCCCGGTCGCGGAGCGGGTGCTATTCTAGTCGAGCAGGAAGGGAGTGAAATATGAGCACTGAAGATCTGGAACTGTACGCTGAGGACGCTAAGTTGGGCGGCAAGGAAGCCGACAACATCCTCGCCCGTCTGTCTCTCAAGGCTGATGAATACGTCGAGGCGCTGCGTGAAGTCGAGCAGGCGCGCGCGGCGCTCGACCGCGCCGAACGCCGGGCCCGGATGATCCGGGAGGAGGAGCTGCCGGCGCTCATGGACGAGGCCAAGCAGACCGATGTGCGCACGTCCTCGGGCCTGCGCGTCACGCTCAAGGAGGTCATTCGGGCCTCCATCCCCGAGGCGCGCCGCGCCGAGGCGTTATCGTGGCTTGAGTCGAAGGGCTATGGGTCCGTCATCAAGCATGTCCTCACTGCCGAGTTCGGCCGGGGCGAGGGCGAGCGGGCCGCCCAGGCGGCCCAGGCCCTCATGAGCATCAACGTCATTCCATCCGAGAAGCGATCCGTCCACCCCCAGACGCTCGCCGCTCTGATCCGCGAGTTGCTTGAGCAGGGCAGCGACGTGCCGCTGGAGCTGTTCGGCGTCCACCGCCAGCGCGAGGCTGTGGTCAAGTAGAGTTCCCCGATGGGGACGAGCGCCACCTGCTCTGAGTGGTGGCTGGGCTGCCTGGAGGCAAGTTTGACGGTTGAAGGAACTATGCAATGGCAAAGAATGAACTGACGAAGGTTAACGAGACCGAGAACGAGGTGGCTCTGCTTGAGGAGATGGCGCTTGACGCCGGCCAGGGCTTCGAGGAGCAGTCGGCCGAAGATTATTCCATCCCATTCCTTGACATCCTGCAGGGCAATTCTCCCGAGCTGAACACGCTCGAAGGGGCGCGCCCGGGGATGATCCTCAACAAGGTCACAGGCGATCTGTACGACGGCAAGAAAGGTATTGCGTTCGTGCCCGCGTACACCCGCCACGTGTTTGTGGAGTGGAAGCCGCGTGAGGCCGGCGGCGGCTATGTGGGCGAGCACGCGCTGGACAGCGATCTGGTCAAGCACGTTCGCACGACCCAGCCCATGGGCAAGTACCGGACGCCGGACGGCAACGAGCTCATCGAGACGTTCTATGTCTACGGTGTGCTGGTTCGCGACGATGGGGCGGAGGAGCAGTGCGTCATCGCATTCACCTCCACGAAGATCGGTCCCTATAAGAGTTGGATGACCAAGGCCCGGTCCATCCAGATCGTGCTGCCCGACGGCCGGAGGATCAACCCGGCTCTGTTCGCTCACCGCTATCGCCTCAAGACGGTCTTCATCGAGAAGAACAACTACAAGTGGCACAACTGGCAGATCAGCTTTGACGGCGACAAGGCTGAGGACTGCCGCCTCAGCCCGAAGTCCAGCACCTACGCGGTGGCCAAGGCGACGGCGGAGGTAGTGCGCAGCAACAAGGCTAAGGTCAACTACGATCAGAGCCGAGAGGCTGCCAACCCGGGCGAGGGCTCGGGAGTGTCTGAGCTGGTGGGCGAAGACCCGCCGTTCTAGGCCTGAGACGTTGGGGCTGACTCACGACAGCCCCAGCCCGCGCCCCGGTCGGTCCAGTCTGGCGACGCTTGCCGGCCGGGGCGCTTCTTCTCTCCAGAGGAACCCCAATGAGCAAGAACACGCGCGATCAGCGCAAGAGGCCCCGTCGCCTCCCGAATCAGGTCTTGTCGAGGTTTGTCCGCATGGCGGACCCGAAGTTCATAAAGTCGTTTCAGACCCGGGCGCAGCGGCCTGGGACGCCCTACCGCCACATCATCCGTTGCGTCACCATCGACGGCGTGGACTATGAGCTCCATGCCCGGAAGGGTTGGCGGCGCCGCCCCAGGGAAGCGGCTTTGTCGGGAGTTTGATATGGACTGGTCGCCCCAGCAGTCCAACGCCCTCAAGGCTGTGGCGGACTGGTACCGCCACCGCCGACATGAGCAGCAGGTCTTCCGCCTGTTTGGCTACGCCGGCACTGGCAAGACCACCCTGGCCCGCCACCTCGCCGAGGGGGTGGGCGGCCCTGTCCTGTTTGGCGCTTTCACCGGCAAGGCAGCACTCGTTCTGCGACGCAGTGGCTGTCCGAATGCCTCAACGATCCATTCCATGATCTACCATCCACGGGAGCGCGGCCAGGATCGACTGAGGCTCATCGCCGAGCAGCTGGAGCACCTGCGCTCCCAGGGCATCCCCGAGCACGATGCGCGCATCCAGCGTCTACTTCGCGAGGAGCGGGCGGAACAGCAACAGCTGAAGCGTCCCGCGTTCACCCTCAATCTTGAGAGCCAAGTTCGTAATGCAGCACTCGTCGTCATCGACGAATGCTCCATGGTTGACTCTGAGATGGGGCATGACCTACTATCGTTCGGCACACCGATACTCGTGTTGGGCGATCCAGCACAGCTCCCGCCGGTAAGGGGCGGTGGCTTCTTCACGCAGGGCGAGCCAGACGTCATGCTAACAGAGATCCACCGCCAGGCGAGGGACAATCCCATCATTGAACTAGCGACCCGCGTGCGCACCGGCCATCGCCTGCAGCCCGGGCGTTACGGGGACAGCGAGGTGGCCCTCCGGCGAACCAGTCCAGACGAGGCCCTTGCCCACGACCAGATACTGGTGGGGATGA